TTGCGCGGTCAGGGGCTGCGCAACTTCAGTTGGCGACCGAGGCGCATCTGCCGCGGACTTCGCAAAACTTGCCAGTTTAGCTTGGAAGGACTCCTCGATGCGCAACGCGTCGGCTGCGATCAGCTTGTTCTTCTCAGGCAGCGCCCGATGCGCCCAAAGTGCAGCTTCGTCGCCACTTGTAAGCTCCTTAAGTTGACCGAGAAGCCGATCGCGCAGTTGCGCCGATGCTTCTGGTTCAAGCGCCGGCGCAACCGGAGCCAACCGAGTCTTGGGGGCCGAGCGAGCCGCCGTATGGGACGCTGATTGGTGCTGACCCCCATCGAGCGAACCATTCCCCTTTGGCTTCTCCGGTCCCGATGCCTGCTGCTCCGGCGGCAAGAGATCAGGCGCATCGACGTCGTCCTCACCGGCAATCCCGACTAGGGTGAACAAGGCATAGCGCCGCGCATAGGTCAGGGCCGCCCCCATCCGACGCGGGGTGGCGGTATCGGCGATGGCGCAGACCGGCCAATCCGAGGCGATCCATTCCCCCGACGCATGGGCCAGCACGGTCGTCAGGTTGACGACGCCGGCGGTCTGATCGATTGCGGTTGTTTGTACGGTTGCGATCTCGTGCTGGCCCAAAGTCTTGCGCACAATGTCGAGGCCGCTCGACAGTGGGGCATAGCGGAACGTCAGGTCACTCCCGCCCCGTCCTTCCGAACGGATGGTCGCTGTCAGGGATTTTTCCGGGTTGACCAGTTCGGCCTGCGCCTTGGCGAGCGCAGCCGCCAGGCTGGCGATGGATGAGCTGGACCTATGCACGGCCGCCCTCCACGCTGAGGAGGTCGAAGCTCACGGCGCGCGATTTCGAGCGCTTGGCCCGGACGCCATGTCCAGTCGCCTCCTTGGCGTCCTCCGGCATCAAACCCTTCAGTTCTGCCTTGGCCTGTTCATGTTCGAGGTGCGCCGAACGGGTCCGCGAGAACACCGCAGCGAACTCCGCCCAGGTGTTGGAGGCGCTCATGTCGACGATACGGATCGCCTCAATCCGTGGCTTTGGCTGCTCGACCCCGAACAGTCGGGGCGGCTCGCCGCTCTCGACACAGCGCCAGAACTTGCGCTCTGCGGTGACGATGAGATGCTGATACAGTGGATCGGCATGCGCGGTGATCTCCACCCACTTGCCGCCTCCGGTAATCACCGAAAGCACCGCCGATCTCGCCGCCACCACCTGCATGTTGTGTTGCAGCTGGGGCATGTACTTTTCTGCGGCCGCTTCCTCCGAAAACGACCACGGCAGCATGAATTTGGCTTCGAACACGGCCCCGGTCCCCTCAACGCGCCCATCCAAAGTGGCCGCCATCCACTGCAGTGTTGGGTGTTTGACATGCCGCTGCACGTCCGTGATTTCCTGCCCGGTATTCACCTCATACCACCGCCGATTTAGCTCCTCAGTGGCCACGCCAAGCTGAACTATGAGGTTGCGAGAGAGATCTTCCGGCTCGACCTCGCCTCGCTTCTCCTGCCACAGCCGCATCAGGGCGGCCTCGTCGTCCCCCATGATAATCCGGGCGTCAGAGCCGCCGATAAAGCCGCGTCTATTGGCACCTCGCGCGCTTATAGTTAGATCCGCTGCCATGATTCGCTCCAGACTCATATAATACGTGAGGGATTATATGATCTCAAAGTGGAGATGTCAAGACTTAGAGAATTAAATAATACTCAGAGATCAATATGGGAAAGGCTACCCCCATTATCAGCAGCGAACTCGTACGCGCAGCGCGGGCGCTCCTAAGGTGGGAGCAGCGCGATCTTGCGGCAGCATCATCCGTATCACTGCCCACAATTAAGCGACTTGAGGCAAAGCCGGGCCTGATGTTCGCACATTTCTCCACGGCGGCCGCGCTAAGGAGAGCGCTCGAAGCCGCGGGCGTCGAGTTCATCGACGAAAACGGCGGCGGCCCAGGCGTACGCCTACGAAAGCGGCAACAGAAAAAGGACTGAGACTGTGATGGACAATGACTTGCGGTAACAGTGCAGATCGGTTGGCACGAAAGTGATTGAGTTGAACGATTTGCAGTCACTCGACCGCCTCAAGATTGAGGAAGCCTTCGCATCATCGGGCGTATCTGCTTGATCTAAAAGTGCTCGGCGAAATCGCCATCTGCCGCGGCAGCGCAATACTGCTCCAATTCGATTGACGAAAGAGTTCCGTCGACGTACGCTAAGTGACCAGCAACCGCCACCACGTATTCTCATCGATGCAGTGCACGAAGCTCCGCCGATCGGCTTCGCAAGGCGACAAAATCTCCCGCGACTGCGCCGGGCCCCGGAGTCCCTCTGCATCGTCCAAAGAATCGGCGCCCAAGGCAGGCCGCGCGCGAGATGTTCGTGGCCATAAATTCATTGACTGGCGATATCGCCTTAGAAGGATCCAAACATCTTCCCAAATAGCAACCCTTGCGCCAGTCTTTCCATACCTTTACCGAGAACCTCCAGATCATATCTCGAGGTGGTGTGCTCAAAGGCTAGAGCCTGAACGACGCTGTCGACCTGATCGTCATGATCACCAGCAGGAAACGCAAACAGCTCGGCCTCCAAATCAGCTAGCCACGGCGCGTGCTTGGGAAACCATATCAAACCATTCCGAAATTTTTCCGTCTGCACGAAGACTCTGACCTTCTTGTCGTGAAGCGCTTTTACTGCAGTGGCTGGCAATCCGGCTTTTTGTAGCTCCTTGACGAGCCAGCTGCCCACGCCTGCATCCTCAATTAAATTGACGTCAGTCCGGTACAGGCGAGCGTGTGAAATCGCGCGCTCCCTCAGAGTGGAAGGATCGAAATGGCCGCGCAATACGTCTATGAGATAGCGCTTCTCGTCCTGAAGTAGCCACGTCGTGCATGCGGAATAATCATTGAGCTCATCCTCCTTCAACGCAGTGTCCCAACTCTGGAGGATTATAGATGACGATGTTCTCATTGGAAGGTCGTCATAATGACGAACCCATTGTCGCTTAATCATAGCACCTTCTAGTAGGATGGGGGTTTGCTGATAATGCGCTTCGAACGTCTCCGGACCGAGGTGGGAACGAAGCAGTTGCAAAGCCTCCAATGAGTCTCGCTCGGGCTGAAGTACTTCGCCCATTCGGCGCACGTAATAATTGTTATCAGCGATGAATATTTTTTCATCATGCTTGGCGATCGCAGCAAGAATGAGATGTGTCCATTCCTCAGACAAGGCTAACAACATGCCAGTCGGGTCGCTTACATGCAGACGTTGTTGAACCATAATAATGGCGCCTGTTCGCATGTCATTAAGGCGCTGCGGGACATTGTCGCGGTACCAGATGTTGACGTGCTCTCGCATACTCGAATAGGCGTCGATTGACTTCAATGGGTCGTCAATAATTATCAGGTCGGCGCCTATCCCCGTTAGCGACCCATCGATTGACGTCGCCAAACGATACCCATTACGCGTGGTAACAACTTCGAACTCCGAATTCTTCGTTGTCCGCATTGCAGGAAACAGATTTTGATACCATGCCGAATTTACAATCGTTCGGAATTCGTTGCTGAGCCTTGATGCAAGGTCCAGTCCATAGCTGATGCAAATAATACGCGTTGTTGGATCGTGACCCAGAGTGAAAGCGGGAAGAACGACAGATGCGGCCGTGGATTTGAGTGACCGTGGTGGCCCGTTGATGATTAAGCGCTTTATTTCTCCGCGACGAACCCGCTCGAGTTGATATGCCATCGCCTCAACATGCCAACTCTGCTGATAACTGCGGCCTGGCATCAGAGTATGAACGCACCGACGAAAAAAGCTCAGGAAATCCATTCGACATGCGGCTTCGCGGATTCGCGTTTTGTTGAATATGTTCATGGTTTCATCTCCTTGGGACTGGTTTGGTGAGTCTTCGTAGCCCCTTGGTTCGGCGAAGCTGGACGACTGAATGGCTACGACCAGGATCGCGATCGTCGGAATGGCGCCGCACGTAATCGGCCAGCAGCGCTTCGTCCTCCATCGACAAAACCTCGGAGAGAGTATTTTCGACGGCATGCACGTGGCCAGTTAGGTCGACCCCGAGCTTTTCGGCTAGGGCAAACAGATCGCGTCGCGCGTGCCGATCCCCTTTCGCGAACTCGTTGACCAGTCGATCAATGCCGGCTGCGGCTTTGGTAACGATCATCTCTCGCTCGCCATGTCTCATTTTTGTTTTGCGATTGAGCGCCAATTCGAGTAGCGCCTTGACGTCCGGTGCGAGCAATGCGGCCTTTCGCCTTGCGCCAGTCGGATTTCCACTCTGCCCTGGCTTGAATTGCGTCTTCCTGGGTGGGCTGCCGTAGCCAACAAGATAACGGTTTGATGTTGACTTCGAGTTTTGCTTGGCCATGCCGAACTCCTTCACCGGGCATTTGAGAAATCGTTTCTTGAACTTTAGAGCCTGGACCGGCCTCGCTTTATGGGGCAAGTCAGTAATAGGTTGGCGGCGAGATTATGCATCTTGCTGACTAACTCGAAGAATGTTGTCCCATAGCCAGGTGCAGAGTGCTTCTTGATGAACGCTGCCAGCTCGCTGTTGCCTCTGCACACGGATATAAGGGCGCGGACCTTTCCAGCAGGTGCCGGCTGTGAGAATTTAATAATCGTCAAAAATACCGGAGCCGTATTGTCGGTGGCGATCATGCCCGGCTCGGCCATAGCCCGAATCGCATTCGGATCAAAAAGTTTCTGCGGGTCCTTCTTCAAGGTGTCACGGTGGGCAGCCTCAAGATCGGTACGGATTTGCCGCATGATATGAACGACTGCAGCTTGAGGAATGCCATGCTCGAGAAGCAAAACTGCGGCCAATAATGCAAAGGCTTCAAAGCCGCTGAACATAACTTCGATACCGGATCCCGGCGGCCCCTCGGCGTGGAACGCATAGCGATTGGACGCTTCAGTTCGCGATCGCTCGCCGCGAACTAATCTTCTATCGGTCATCAGGAGGCGCTTCAGGCGTAGCGCGAGCTCGTCGGCCCGTCGATTCCTTGCATCCAACGTGCGGGCAATGGCTTCTACGAGTTGGTTATGCTTGTATCGTACCATAGAATATCATATACATTATTTAATTGTGCCGCTCAAATTACACTGCGCGTCTAAGGAATGGGAAATTCCCTACTGCCTGAACCTCAATTCCCTGCTCTCCGGGCTAGCGAATTTCGCGCCAAGCTATTGGAGGAAAAGAGCAATCAGTGTAGCTATCGCACAAAAGGCCCCGGAATTGGAAAAATTCCCAGCTAAATTCCCTGCCAGCAGGGAATTCGTCCGAGACATAGCGCCCCGATCCCATGCAGCCGAAGCCGCTAACCAGCGCCCAAATCAGGGCCGCCCGAGCGCTCATCCGCTGGAGTGCCGAACAGCTCGCCAAAGAGACTGCGGTGGGCGTCACAACGATCCGCCGTGCCGAGCTCACCGCCAGCGAATCCAAGCTCACCCGGGTCAATGATCAGGCCATCCGCCGCGTGCTCGAGGCCGCGGGGGTGGAATTCATCGATGAAAACGGTGGGGGGCCGGGAGTCCGGCTACGGGGCGCACAACCGAAGGAAAGTTAGAAGGACCCATTTTTGGCAGTACTTTGCAGTGCATCCGATCATCGTGAAGGGCTGCTCGGTCACTGCACCAGCTTCGTCGAGTGCATGAAAAACAATCGGCGACGACGCG